GGCATTTACCATCCAACACTATTCCAAAAGCCACTGGAACCTACTCAACAAGAAGGAACGCAGAGCTGTGATCGCAATGCTGCAGAACTACATCAAACAGAATGAAAATAAAGCCAAAAATACAACCCAAAAGGAGATATCTAATGGACACACCCAAAACCCCCAAGGCTAAGAAGCCCATTCCCACCAGAGTTGACGCTAACGGACAGAGCATTCCGGTCTCGATCATCAGGCCGGAAATCCTCAAGCAGGACTCTATCGTAACCAAGACCATCAACCGGGCGATCAAGCTGCATGACCGCATAGTAGCAGACAAGAACCAGTTCTTTGAAGATGTGGAACTCTATCTCCAGCAGGTAGCCGAGAAGAACGGACTCGATTGGAAGGGCAATGCCGTCCTCAACAGCTTTGACGGCAAATATAGAGTTGAGATCAGATTCAAGGAACGCATCCAGTTCGGCATCGAACTCCAACTTGCCAAGCAGAAGATCGATGAGTGCATCAAAGCCTGGTCAGCCGACTCCAACGTCAACCTCCGAGCCATCATCAGCGAAGCCTTCCAGGTCGATAAGAAAGGCGAAATTGCCAAATACCGTATCCTGCGCCTGCGCCGCTACAACATCAAGGATCAAACCTGGAAGGAAGCTATGGAGCTGATCGACCAGGCCATCCAGGTAGTTGCTACCAAGCAGTACATCAACTTCTATGAACGTGACGAATCAGGCCAGTTCCGCCAGATCGTCCTTAACTTCCCATCTCTGTAAGAAACAGTGGCAAAGTAATGCATCTCAATTTGATAAAAGTACAGGAGAATGAATAATGGCATATATGAATACCAAAACTACAGAGGTTGTAGAGACAATGAGTATCTTCAATGATGAACGCAACTACCGCACGGATGAGATAGCCGATATCCTCCGGGTTGACCGCTCCAGCGTATATCGCTGGATACGGGATATAGAGAACCCTCTGCCTGCTTTCCGTACTAAAGAGAATGGTCAACTGCGCTGCAAGGGCAAAGACCTTAACGCTTACTTAGATAAATACAAGGTTCGCCCTGAGTATGAGTAATAGCCGTGAGTTCCGCATCAAGCGGGACAACTGCAAAGAAGCCTATCTGAACGGCAAGACCGATCCCACTGAGCTGGCGGTGATCTTCGGAGTCTCCGACATCACCGTCCGTAAGTGGGTCAAGAGCGGCAAGTGGGACGAGCTCTTCAAAGAAGAGAACCAACTCGACCACGAGATCGCTATCGCCCGCAAGAAGGCACTCATTCAAGCGCTCCGGGAATATGCTAAGAATCCTGCCGACACAGCCATCCAAAGTCTGGTGAGCATGATGAAGCAGGATCAGAAGGATCGGCAGCCATCCAAAGAACTGAACGACTACATCGTCAAGTTCCTGGATCAGGTGACTGATTTTATGATCGAGAAAGGGCATGAGACCTTGCTTAAGCAGTTCCAAAGCATTCTGCACGATTTGGCAGATTACCTGAGAGTGAGAAATGGTTAGCCTTCCTGCATCCTATATAAGGCCTCCCCAGCCTAAGCCTACAGATCAACCTCCCTACCCTGCATACCCTCCAAGCCAACAGCCCGACAAGGTCGTTCCTCCGACCTCCGGGTCCCCGACGCCCGCCCCCCTGGGCGTCGGGGGGTTATCCGGTTATGCCTAAGAAGTTCATTCAGCGGCATAACAAAGCACTGGCGGAGATCGCATCCAAGACGATCTCCGTCTTGCCTTTTATAGACGATAATCCCGAAGCCAAGTCCGAGAGGATAAGACGAACTACCGGAACAGGTTGGGATGCCTTCTCGTTCTTCTGTCATACCTATTTCCCGCATATCTTCCCACTACCTTTTTGCCCAGCACATGAGACCATGTTCGATGAAACTGATAAGGGCTCAGGCATCATCGGAATCACAGGTTTTCGTGGGCTGGGCAAAACGGTACTCATGGGAGTGGTCTATCCGATCTGGAGGATCATCAAAGGTGAACGCTACGTGATCCATACTGCCGCAGACGTAGATCTGGCACAGGAACGCACCGCCTTCACCTTACATGAACTGCAGAACAATAAGCGGCTCACAATGGACTATCCGGAGCTGCAACCAGTGGATGCCTTTGATCTCGACTTCTATCTCAAGAATAAAGCCAGGATCAGAGCTAGGAGCATCAAGCAGTCTCATAGGGGAACCATCAATCCCAAGACTGCCAAACGGCCTGGACTGATCGTCTGTGATGATATCGATAAAGAAGAGAACATGGGTAACCAGTCCATCGGTAAGAGACGCATGGAGAAGATCTCACAGGAGCTTGCCGGAGCATTATCTCCGGAAGGTAATGGTAAGATTGTCTGGCTTGGTAACCTGGTACATCCCAACTATGCTATCTGCCAGTTTCAAGAGCTCATATTAGGCGAAATGTTGGCAGATAATCCCGATCTGGACACAAGATACCAATCGATACTGAAAACGCACCAGAAAGCGATCCTGCGCTTCTCTCTCGAAGATATGCATGGCAAGTCCATTTGGGAGGAGCAGTACCCTACTGCCACTCTGCCCAACCTACGAGCCAAGTTCGGCATGACCGGGTATCAAAGGGAGATGCTTGGACAGCCAGTTATTGAAGGGAACATCTTCAAGAACCACTGGTTCACTAAATATAGAACCCTTCCTGAGCCATCCCAGATGAAGCGGGTCTGGCTTTATGCCGATCCTGCCTGGGGAGAGAAGGGCTGTTACAAAGCTGTTATCTCCATTGGCTATGATGGTAACAGGTTCTATGTGATCCATGTCTGGATACGTCAGACTGAGAACACCAAGTTCTTTAGGTACTACTATGATGCCTATCAGGAGCTTGATAGAACCTATAGAGTAAAAGCCAGAGCAGCTTGTGAGACCACCTACGGACAAGGCAGAATACTGGCAGACTTTGATCGGTGGGCATATGACAATCATCTGCCACCCATCAGTCACAGAATCAAGCGCATCGATAATAAGGATAACAAGAACCTCCGCATCGAGAGAACCGAGACCATCATCGAGACGGCGAAAGTGCTCTTTCCGGAGGGGCAGGATACACCAACCCTTATCAGCCAGTTCCTCACCTATCCTGATGGTTATATCGATGGCTGTGATGCTCTGGCTGGCTGTCTGGAACGCTTCTCTGAGTATGACATCGGCAGGAATAGAGTGAAAGTCCGGAGGTTCTCCTTCTAATGAACTACTACGATAAGCTCATGCTTGAGTATTACCGGGTCCTCAATAATGCTTGGAAGACTGAGATCAGAGATGCTACACGCCTTGCCATTCAGATGCTGAGTGATATGCCAAGAGCCGAGAAGATCAACAAGGGCTCAATAGATAAGCTTATGAGCATCATTAATACCCAGTTGGGAGATGACTTCGCAGCACTGGTCAATGAGCCCACCAAAGCGATAATAGACCGCTGTGTGCGGCTCGGACTCAAGGATGTCCAAGTACAAGCCCCCACCAAGACCGGTATAGGGCTCTGGGGTATTGAAGATCAGCATCTCTCATCCACCATACAGAAGCAGCAGTTGTTCTGGATCGGGAACCACTTCGAAGCTGATGTCAGACAGAACTTCGCAGACACCATCTCCAAAGCAATCGAGCAGGGCTATACCAAAGAGATGCTTGCCGATACTCTCAAAGACCAATTCAATGACATCGCCAATCGATCATCCCATTACTGGCAGGGACTGGCAGAGCATACTGCTCTCCGGATACGAGAGTTCGGAAGGCTACAAGGCTACAAAAAAGCCAAAGCCAGATACTATAAGCTCGTGGTGATCTTGGATGACCGAACCAGTGACATCTGCCGGGCTCTGGCAGCTCAAGATAGGGTCTACCCTCTAAACGAAGCCCTGGAAGTGATGGACAATCTCATGGCTCTGGATACTAAGTCCAATAGCCTGGATGATGCCAGAGACTACATCAAAGCACTCGCACCTTGGATCAAAGATGATCAGATCGAGTACAACTCAGAGATGAACCCAGTAGGAGTCTCCGGAGCACACACTCCATTTCCGCCGTTTCATTGGAAGTGCAGGACAACCACTCAAATTTTGTAATGCGTTGCGATGCAATTCATTGTAATTGCATCTATACTTACTTATTGACAATAAGGAACCCTCTCCGATCGTGACCTTTTCCAGTTTTTACACCAATTATCCAAAAAGGAGAAGAAAAGGTCATGGTAACAAGCTTCAAAATCAAGAACGATGAATTGTTCCGTTTACTCAATGCAGACATTCCAGCATTTCCTAAGTATACCACACAATTGATGAATCTTGCTAATCAAAACGCAAAAGGGACAAGGCCGGCTGTTGTTGGGAAAATGAGCGATCTTATCCAAGAGTTTCCTGGAAAAGATCTTAGCGGGTGGGAAGAATGGTATCTACAATCCCATCCTACAGCAATTTTGGACGCTACTAATCGTGTGTACGGCATGATCGAGCAGTTTAGAGCTGCAATCGACAAAATCACGAAAGATATGGTTAGAGATTGGGTTAAAGATCTTGTGATCACGAAGACATTTGCAGGCCTGAAGGTTCAAGAAGCTATTCTAAAACATATAGCGGAGATGGAGTTTACCACCTACAGAACGGCAACAGCACAGGAAGAGTCCCAAAATATCGATGGTATGATAGGTAGTAGATTCGTGAGTATAAAGCCAACAACTTGGTCTGGAATGCTCACATCGCCTATTGATATCAAGATTGATATGATTTACTACGAAAAGACGAAAGACGGGCTTAAGATTACCTATGACTGGTAAACATTGGTGCTAATGGGATAATCGATATGAAAACAGAAGAGATAGTATTGTCCATCGAGCAAGAACAATCACTTTCACCGAGTCCTAAGTTTCCTACGTACACAGCTTCTTTCATTAACAATACTAACCAGGTTTCACAAGCTACGCGGCCGAAACATGTGGGTCAACTCTCTGAATTATTTAGAAAAGATGAGTTTAAGAGCGTTGATAAATGGAAGAAATGGTATGAGTCCATAATCCTGAGAAGATTGATAAAGCAGTTACAAAAATCTTAGGCCAAATAGAAAAACAGATGCTTGCTTACAGCCAGATTACCCCTGAATTGGTTAGGTCATGGGTAGAAGACCTCGTTATAACCAAGACCTACAATGGTTTAAGAATCCAAGATTGGATTTGTAGTGATATTGCGAACAAATATGATAAACATTATAGGATTTCAACTGCCGAAGAGGAATCAAGGAACATTGATGCGTACATAGCAGAGGTTCCACTTACTATAATACCGCTTTCATACAAAAGCAAACAGAATACAAAAGTAGTTATAGAGCATGCTGTAGTTATATTGTACAGTTATAAGAAGGGCATCATTTCGTATTCATATAATGAAAAAGAATTTGAGGAGAATTTATGTCACTCACAGGCGGAGAGTTAAATCTGTTAAACGGGAACCAAGGAATATCAGCTCCTTTTAGATCAGTACCTGTCATGAAGCTGATCAGGGAGCATAAGCCAAGGACAAAGAATGAGCTTGTCGAACTCATTGAATATCATTACAAAAACAAGTGTAGTTGTGGCATCGTTAGCCAAGGCACTGTGGAAGACTTTGGACGGAATCTTTATGAGTCGCAGATCAGGCAGTGGGGCAAATACAAGTACTCGCTCGAGGAATGTAAAAGGTGGGAATACGATCTGTTTATTACCCAGTCTCTGAAAGGGAATCTCATTGAAGATAAAGCAAAGAAAATCATCAGCATACAATTACCCTCACTCGAAGTGATTGATGCCTCTGCAGAGCTTGATTCCGAGTATCGCATTGATCTCGTAATAAAGAAGATGGGGATAGAAGTTTGTGGCATCCAGATCAAACCCCACACCTTTTATTACATGAGACAGAATGTAGTTACATTCAACTATGTAGCTAACACATCCTGGGGTAAACCAGTCTACTACTTGATTTACAATGAGAGAGAGGAGTTTACAAACTTACCGGAGATTGTCGCTAAAATACAAGATATTGTTGGTTAACATCAGGGTCAGTATAAGCAACTAAGTATTCATTGTTTGGTTCACGTTGAATATCGGATATACCGTATAGTTTGAGGTCTGTTTCCTGGTTCGTAATCACTGGGAAGCTGTAATTAGCATTAATGTGTTTTGGCTGTTTGCCCTTATTTATATAATCCTCTACGAACTTCTTGTGATTTTTAAGGCGATTATAGATTATGTTGTTAGCTTCAGATATGAAAGTGTTATTTACCCTTGAATCCAAGACATCCAAGAACGATGAATCAATATCGTAGCCAACGCTGTTCCTCCCATTCATCATGGCAGCAAGTGTTGTCGTTCCGGTGCCGAGGAAAGGATCAAGAACTGTGTCACCTCGTAGAGAATACATGTTTATCAATCTATGTGGTAGCTCAATTGGATAGGCTCCGCTACGTTCTCTGCTCGCACTACCGTTAAGCCCTTGATTGGTACCCTTGAAATCCCAAACATCTGAAAACCATGTGTTTCTCTCTTCCCAGAAGAATGCGCTTTCTTTTCTCAGTTTTTTATCTTTCTCAGTTTTGAACTGTCTTTTCCCGGCTTTTCTGAAAATCAAGATATACTCATGCTCCAGAGTTACATAAGCTCCTCCAGGGAGCATACCAGACCCCATGAACTTGTTAGGAGCATTTGTTTGCTTCCGCCAGATGATATTCGGAAGATTATGAAAACCAATAGACAGGCAATCCTGTAAAATCCTTGAGTGATTCGAGAACAATCTAAAGGTTCCATTTATAGTTCGAGTGGCATCACCGATATTTACACACAGGAAACCACCCGGGCTCAAAACCCTGAAACTTTCTGTCCAAACATCAGATAGAATCTTATGCATCTCATTGAAAGTATGATCAATTCTGGATTCGTCTTCAACATCGATTCTAACTCGTTGGGTACTAAAACTATCATCCCACATATCGATCATGGGATATGGAGGTGATGTAACCACCAATGCAACAGATTCATTTTGTATCTCTTGCATCATGGTAGCCGAAGCATTATAGAGTTTGTGTTCAGTCCTCATGATATTCCTTATCAGTAGTTTTCTTCAATAAACCAACATTATCTGGCTGGCAAATCAATCAAGGAGTTTCTCATCTTGCCCTTTCATATAGCCGAGATAAGATTTGCACTGCGACAGTTTCGAACACCATTCTGATTGTTTAGATTTTAAGATTGGGATTCAGATATATCCCAAAACCTATTGAAGAAAGCCATAAACTTCTCGATTACCGTCTCACGCTTGAGAGTTCTTTCCCCGGTCTTGGAAAATCTTGTTACCGCAGGCAAAACCGCTGATAGAGCAGTCCCTGTGGTTTGCACATAGCCATCTCGGAAAGCATTGTTAATATACTTGTAGGTTTCGTCTTTATCCAAGCCTTCTTCGCTGATGATCTTATCCAGCTCCTCCCGCTTCTTCTTATCGATGAAATCATGCCAATCTGTATCCACGTCTGTAGCAGGATTCAAGCCGGCGATAAATTGCTGGATCAGGTCTTTTTTGTTGCGCAGTTCGATGCTGGAATCTATCGCCTTATTGATATTGATGATGATCTCCTGATCCTTTTGGTTGCCGTCATGATACTTCTTGATCAGCTCCAGGATGTAATCGATATTGATCTCCACCTGCTTGATCAGTTCCATTTCAAAGACCAGATCATCATTCACGTTTTCGGCATCGCCTTTGTCTTTCTTGCGGAACTCGTTGTAGAGATCTATGTATTTGCTATGATAATCCTGCACTTCCCGGTCGGAAAGGATTTCCTTGCCGATGAATTCGTCAAAAGTGCTCAGGATATTGCGAAGCTTGAGGATGGAACCATATAGCCTTATAAACTCTTTTTGCTTGCCTTCTCCGATGATCTGCTGCTCGATGGGGAAAGCTTCCTTTAGATCGGAGATCAATTCCACATAGCCGGGGATCTTCTTCCCCTCGGCAAGATAGCCATCGTAATAATCCTCAAAGGACTTGAGCAGTACTATGCCGCCCGCTTCCCGGTCGCCAAACAGCGCGATGCTTTCATTGGTAGCTCTTTCCAGATTGCGGAAACAGACGATATTGCCAAAGGTCTTGATAGTGTTGAGGATTCTGTTTGTGCGGGAAAAAGCTTGTAAAAGCCCATGCAAGCGCAGGTTTTTATCCACCCAAAGTGTATTGAGGGTAGTGGCGTCAAAGCCGGTGAGGAACATGTTGACTACGATCAAAAGGTCCAGCTCCCGGTCTTTCACTCTCTGAGACAGATCTTTATAGTAGTTCTGAAACTTGTCGCTTGATGTATCAAAGTTCGTCTTGAACAGCTTGTTATAATCCCCTATGGCATTATCCAGAAAGTCCCGTGAGCTTTGATCCAGCCTGCTGGTATCCTCAAGGTTTTCGTCATCCAGGATGCCGTCCGGCTCCGGATCATCTTCGTTTACCGTAAAGCTGTAGATCAGCCCTACCTTCAGCCTTTTATCGCTTGGCAAAGCAGCCATCTGCTTTTGAAACTCCGCGTAATACCTTTTTGCCATATCGATCGAAGCCACCGCAAAGATAGAATTGAAGCCTGCCAATCTTCTATCTTTCAATTGATAATGGCTGTTGCGCTTGGTCTTTTGATCAAAGTGCTCCAGGATGTAGCCCACGATGTTGGCAATCCGCTCAGGAGCTGCCAAAGCTTTCTCTCTGTCTATATCCCACACTTTTTGATCGGGGATGTCCTCCTGCTCTCTGAAGGTGCTGATATAGTCTATCCTAAAGGGCAATACATTGCGATCCGTGATCGCGTCCACGATGGTGTAAGTGTGCAGCTTATCGCCAAAAGCCTGCTCTGTGGTGCGCAGGATGTTTGTCCCGCTGCTGTTGGCATTTGCGGCAAAGATCGGGGTTCCGGTGAAGCCAAAGAGATGATAACGCTTGAAGCTCTTGGTGATGGCTGTGTGCATATCCCCAAATTGTGAGCGGTGACATTCATCAAAGATGATCACTACACGCTGATGATACACCGGGTGCTGCTTATACTTCTTGATCAGGATCGCCAGCTTTTGGATCGTGGTGATGATGATGCGTGCTTGGGGGTCTTCCAATTGCTGCTTCAGCTTTGCCGTGCTGGTGTTGCTGTTTGCAGCGCCTTTCTCGAACTTATCGTATTCCCTCATGGTCTGATAGTCCAGGTCTTTACGATCCACCACAAAGAGCACTTTGTCGATATAGGGCAGCTTGCTGGCAATCTGCGCGGTCTTGAATGAGGTCAGCGTCTTCCCGCTTCCGGTGGTGTGCCACACATAGCCCCCGCCCTGGATCTTGCCATAGTTTTTGTAGTTGTTGGCTTGCTCCAGCCTTTGCAGGATGCTTTCTGTGGCTGCTATCTGATAAGGACGCATGGCAAGCAGTTGCTTATCCGAAGTAAAGACGCAGTATTTGGTGATCAGGTTCAAAAGCGTATGCTTGGCAAAGAAGGTCTTGCCAAAATCCATCAAATCCGGAATCGGGCGGTTCCGGGCATCTGCCCACCAGGAAGTAAACTCAAAGCTGTTGCTGCTGCGCTTGCCCTTTTTGTGCGAACTCTTACTTTGCTCTTTGATATGACAAAATCTGGTAGTATTGCTGTAATACTTGCTATGAGTGCCATTGGAGATCACAAAGATCTGGATGTATTCAAAGAGACCGCTACCCGCCCAAAATGATTCACGATTGTAGCGATTGATCTGGTTGAAGGCTTCTTTGAGCTCCACGCCCCGGCGCTTGAGCTCGATGTGCACCATGGGAAGGCCGTTTACAAGGATGGTGAGGTCATAGCGATTGCTGCGCAAGCCCGCATCCGTGCTGTATTGATTGAGCACCTGCAAGCGGTTGTTGTGAATATTATCCTTATCGATCAAGCGGATGTTTTTCGTGGTCCCATCATCGCGGGTGAGCAGCTGAACATGATCTTCCTGAAGGATTGCTGTCTTTTCCTCGATGCCATTATTGGGATTTGCCAGCTTGGAGGCAAAAAAGCTCTGCCATTCTTCATCGGAAAAACGGTAGCTATTCAAAGCCTCCAGTTGCGCGCGCAGATTGGCTATCAGCTCTTCTTCGCTGCCAATCTTCAGATGTTCATAAGCCTGAGCTTGCAGCAGCTTGATCAGCTCCCGCTCCAGCTCACTCTCGGATTGATACCCCGCTCTCTGCTGCTTTGGGGGATTGTATTCCGCCACTACCGTGCTTTCAGAGCTTTGAACTACAAGGTCGTATTGCATCTATGCCTCCTGCTTATCCGCTATGTTCTTGAAGCTTAAAAGCTTCCCGCGATAGTATTCATATTGCTTGCGCCGGGCTTCAATCTCAGCAGGCAGACCGATGGAGATGTCATTGACCAAGGCATCAAAGCGGTCGAGGATGGAGACGATGCGCTCTTGCTCTGAGAGAGGTGGGATGGGGATTTGTATTCTATCAACATCAGATTTATTGATTGCGGGGATACTACCTCGTGAAACCAAAACATCCATGATGGATTGCTCATTGTTCTTAAGATAGTAGTAAATGAACTTAGTTTGTA